TCATAAAGCCCGACAACATCCCTACTATTCATTAAAGTTACTCTATTAGTATAAACTATTTATTAGAAATTTCAGTTTTGTAGCTAAAGTGACCCTTCTTCTCAAATGTGATAATCTTGTCAAACTTATCCTCAATGCCCTCCCGGTGAGAAATAATAAAGACATTCTTGTTTGTTAGCTCATAGCGAACAATTTTAAAGAAGTCAGAAACGCCGGCAAAGTCAAGGGAGTTCTCTAGGATTTCATCATAGAAGTTGATATTAACATGTGCAGAGTTTTTGATTTCTGCAATCTTCATCAGGGCAAATGCAATAGCAAGGTCAATACGCTGAGCCTGACCGGCAGAGAAGTTTCCATAGGAGAAGCTTTCATACACAGGAGTTGTGATAGTTTCATTAAACTCTTCATCAAGATTAAAGTTTACATACAGATCCATCATCTGTAGATACTTGTTAATTTGTTGATTGAGAAGTGGAACATACTTTTTAACAATAGATGACTTAACGCCGCCATCTTTTAGAAGACCATATGTAAAGTCATAATAATGAATGTCCTCCTTCAATTTGAAAATTTCCTCGTTAATGTTTTCCAGTTCAGCTTGGTATGTTTCTAGCTTGTCGTGTTCATTGCTCTTGTTTTCAATTTGAGAAACAATAATCTGAATCTCACTATTAAGCTCTTTAATGCGGGCATTTGATTGGGCAATTTTTAAGTTGTTCTGGGAGATCTTGTTATTAAGGGTTGAAATCTCTCTTGAAAGCTTAAGGAAATTAGATTCCCTTTCTTCTTCCTGCTCAATAGAACTTTTTAGATTAAGGTAAACTTCCTTTAGTTCTTTTGTTCTATCTTTTGAGTCTTTTTGTTTTGCTGCTCTTAGGTCAGGATCAATCTCCTGTGAGCAAGTTGGGCAAGTGTCGTGCTTTACGAAAAACTGATAATTCTCCTTAATTGTTGTAACCTGTTGTGTAATCTTGGCTTTTTCTGCAACAAGCTTTTTTAGGTTTTCAGTAGCGCTGGTATATTGTTCAATCTGCTGATTAAGGTCAACAACTTTCCTATTATATTCATTTAATTCAATTTGCAACTGTTGTTGTGATTCGGTTAGCTCCTCAATTTTAGCCTGCTTTTCTTGGATGTTTTCTTTTCCACGCTTTTCAATTTCATCAATAAAGTTCTGTTGCATTTGAACTTTATCTTCATAAGATGTTTTCTTTATTGTAAGGAGCTTAATGTCATCCTTGATTGATTTAATCCGATCCTTGACGATAGCATTCATTGAGGAGAACACTTTAATATCAAGCAATTCTTCTACCACTTCCCTGCGCTCAGATGCAGTCAGTCTCATGAATGGCACATAATTACCGCTACCCATGATAACGATACTACAAAATGTCTTATAGTTGATCTTAAGTACATTCTGTTCAAACCAACGTTGTTGCTCAATAACGGAAGAATGTTGGTCTAGAAGATCGCCATTCTTGTAAATCTCAAATAAGTTTGGATTAATGCCTCTACGAATTTTCCATTGATTAGTACCAATAGAAAACTCAATTTCAACTACACAATCTTTCTTGTTTACTGCATTAGCCAGTTGAGGTATGTTTATTTGGCGATAAGCTTTCTTGTATAGTGAAAACGTAAGGGCATCTAGGACCGTGGACTTTGAAGATCCATTAATACCTCTTAGGCAAGTCATGTGATCCTTATCAAGATCATACTCAAGCCAATAGTTACCGATAGCCAGAAAATTTTTGGCTCTTACTTTATGAAATGTAATCATTATCAATAAACGTCAGGAGGAACAACCAAATCATAGGGGCCAACAATACTATATCGCTGACCCATCATTTCACATGTTTTTAGTAAAACATTATCTTCATAAGAGACTACCTTAACCTTTGGGTAATCATTTTCGTTTAACATTATTGCATAACGTTCTGCATCATCTTGATTCTCAAATATTAGTAATACTTTTTCTTCAGCTTCATTGATGACAGTATAAGCCCCGTCAGATTTGTCTTTAAGTGATAGTATGAACATCAAGCACTCTCCAGAGCAGTTCTATAAAGATCAGCAATAATAGATTTTACCTTAGATTTATCCAACTCAATTTCAGCATCATCAACATAACGATTAAGAATAGAAAATGTATCCTCCGCTTCTAATGATTCAAAGTTCTGAATATCTGGAATCTCAGTGGTTTCAATGATCTTAAGTTCAGCAACATTTGCCTTATTTAACTTATCAACAAACTGCTCAAATTTCTTTACGTTTGTTTTCTTTCTTACAATAACTTTAACGATCTTGTTTTCGTATTGTTCTTCTTTTAAGTTCTTTAGGTCATTATCTTCATAGTAGATTTGATAATGCAACTTATACGGGTTATTTACATATTCATGCTCTAGAGTTTCCGTATCAAATACGATGAATCCCCTATCCTCATCTACATCATTGAAATAGATTTCATAAGGATTACCAAAATAGTAAATCTTTCCATTATCGGATCTAGAATGAAAGTGCCCAGAAAATACCTTATCAAATTTATTGAACTGAATAGGATCTCTTGAGTCCTCCATTACATGGCCCTTATGAGCAACAAATCCATTCAATTCAAGATGGCCCATACAGACCGGGGCGGAAGTTCTTTTGATTAGATCCAGTGTCTGCTGTTCATTTTCTTGATTGATCCAAGGAACGAGTACGATTGGTAAATTTCCAATATTGACTTCAGTTGGTTCTGAATAAACAGTAATATTGGGGTATTGCTGTAAAAGCAGGGATGGAGAATTGATTTTATTAGAATTTTTAAAGTAAGCTGTATGATTTCCTACTATTACATGATGATCTATACCTAAACTATAAAGCCTATCATAATAATTAGTAGAAGCCCACTGTATGGCAGTAAATTCAATAGATCTACGGTTGTCAAAAGTGTCACCAAGATCAATAACAGTTTTTATATTATGCTTTTCTAGGTAAGGAAAAAATATATTATTGTAAAATTTAAGAAAATAGTCATGATGAAGTTTACTGTTTTTACGACATGAAAAATGTTGATCAGTTATAAGGACAATTTTCATAATTTTTTAGGTAATAATAATTTGGAAATTTATTGCTAGTGCATCTATTGCGAATAGTGACAGCAGCTACACCTAATTGAATGCTTGCTTCCTTGGCATTTTTATAAACGATGCCATCGCAAAATACTTTTCCCGTATTTCTGGGCCCATTTGATTTTTTTGGAACTCCTTTAGAATCTTTTGCCTGCTTAATAAATTTTTCCAAACTTTCTAGCATTTTCTCAGTTGGATTTTTCCATTTTTCCGACATTTGTTTGGATTTAACTTTTTTATTTCTCTCAGAAAGTTGGTTTCTCCTTTTAATAGCATCTTCGCTATTTTCATCCCAATACTGCTGTGTTATCTTGCGAACTTTATTTTTAGACTCTTCGGTTCTATTGCTAGCAACCCATCCTGTAGTAGCGATAGCCTTATTAAAATATTCAACACCATCTCTAACATCTAAATTTAAGTGAATTTTTTTCTCTTCTTCAACTAATTGCTTTGGTGTTATTTTATCATATGACTCTAAAATTTCAAACAAAAAATTTTCTGGATTTTTCTTTGTATTCTTTTTCCACCATTGTTCTATAGTTAAATCTTCAGTATACCAATCTTTTTGTTTAGAAGAAAGAGATCCGAGATAATTATTATTATATTTGAATTTTGATCCAATATAATAATAAGGCGGAGTCTTGTTTTGTAAGTGCGGCAAATAAGTTATTTTATAAATTATATTCATAGTATAATCTATTTTTTTAAATCCTCAATTTCATCTTTATATGATTGCACCAACAGTAGGAGCATTGCTCGTTCTTCAGTTGTCTTTAATTTATTGAACAAAGATTCAATTGTTCTTTTTCGGGTAAGTTCTTTATGGGCTTGTCTTTTCTTTTCAGCTAAACTTACTACTTTTTCCATTATCAATAACGTAGACGGTTGTAAACATTCTCTTTGATGCTGTTGTAGTCACTATGGTTGTCTGTGCCCTCACCTTCATCAACCATCACCATATCAAAGTCACACTTCTCCAGAATCTTTTGCTTCTTCTCTTGTTCACGCTTTTCTAACTTAATGCGTCTTAGGTATGCAAAGTGTGTGATCTGAGTGAAGTATGCAAATGGATTGGATGACTTCTCTGGATCAAAGTTAAGGATGTACCGGCACATGTTCTCATAACTATCAGAGATCATGTCTTCCTTGTAAGAGTAAGATGAAAAATTCGGCTTGTATCCTACTCTGGTTGCGATCTGTAGTAAACAAGTTCCAATGTATGCTGGAATCTGAGGGCGGGGTCTTCCTTCTTCTTGGGCCTTAAAGCATTCGGTGCGGTACTTAATTAGGGCTTCAAGAAAATCCTTATTGGAGACGTAGTTAACGGCTCTACGCTTTTGAGTCATTACTGAGGTTGTTATCATTTCTTATAAGGAAGTATTTAGTAGGTACTAGCATAGCACACTACCCCCCAGTTGTCAAGGGCATTATGACATGGCTAAAATATAATCCACTTTCATTAGGCCAGTTATTGAAGTGTCCTCACTTGTGAGCAACAAGCCAGAATGGCTGTTAGTTTAATGGGGCAGTTACACAAATACTTATGATTAATGAGCTGAATGTTCTTGAATTTCCCGTTCAATCTAGGGATTTTGAAGAAACCGTCAAGCAAGCCTGGATTCTATCTAAAGTAAAAAATAAGGAGAATGTTTCTTACTTTTCCTTTAAAATTGATGTTACTAAAGAGGAGAAGTCTGATCTGATCAAAAAAATTGCCCACATTGAAGGGATCTCTGAAGTTCCCTACAATTATGTGATGTTTGATCGTGAAACTGGCTGGCTATACAATTACGACTCGCTAATTGAGATTAACAGCTATAGTGAAGATACTAAAGAAACTAAATTCTACGTTAGTTTCTATGGTAATGTTGATCAATACGAACATATCAAAGAAAAAATCACAGCCATTTATCCTCTAACAGAAGAACGAGATGAGGTAGGTGTGATGTGGGCCTTCCGTGATAATAGGGGCGATCTTTGTACTCGTTATCGTAATCTTAAGAGTGAAGATCTACCATTCACTGAAATGTATCCCTTTATCAAGGAAGGTACCTTAGGTGATCTATATGAAGATTTCTTTGATGATTCTTCAAATATTCTTATCCTAAAAGGACCCGCTGGTACGGGTAAGACTAGCTTTATTCGTGGTATGCTATTCCACCTAGGAAAATCTGCCTTTATTACCTATGATGAAGAGCTAGCCAATAGTGATCAACTATTTGAGCGTTTCTTTGATAGTGATGGAGAGTTCATCGTATTTGAAGATGCAGACGCTTTCCTTACCTCACGAACTGATGGTAACCGATCCATGCACCGCTTCCTTAATATGGGCGATGGTCTAATCTCAAGGCCGAATAAGAAGATCATCTTCACCACAAACATTGAGAGCATCAGTGATATTGATAGCGCTCTAACTCGTCCGGGTCGGTGTTATGACATTATTGAGTTTGAACCACTGACAGTGGAACAGGCAAAAGTCGTAGCACAAATGTCAGGAAAAGATCTTGATGTTCCTCAATCTAAAGTGACAGTTGCTGAGATCTTTAACTCTCAAAAATATCGTAAGGACAAGAAGAAGTCACGTATTGGTTTTATCTGAACTAGAGGTATCCGAGCTAGAGGATCTGTAAAGGTTCTCTAGCTTTTTCTTTGCTTCCTGAACATTAGAGATGTAACCTTCTTCTTTGGTTAGTTTTCTTTCGTTACCTGTAGAATAAAAATCTTTACCCTTTAGGTATTGCTGATAAAGGTCAATCATTTCTACGTCAAAACATTCTGCTACTGTAATAATGTTACGCTTATCAATAATGACCGTATCTGAAGTGGTAGTCTTTAGCCACGGTAGAACCTTGAATATTACAAATCCAGTTTTTGAAAGAGCCTGTTGAACTGTAATTGGATTCGTTACTATTAGTTTATCATTATCAAGTGGAGCTACTATTGCGAGGATCTCTTCTGAAGTAATTAACTTTATCGTGGCAAGAAACTCTTCTTCAATCATTTGGCTTCTTTTTAGGTATTTATTGTGGAGTTGGACATTGTGACACTTATATAGGTGTCTACTGTTTATCGTGTTTACTGGTATCAGTAGCTGTGACAGTAAAGAAAGTGGCATACAAAAACTTGATTTTGCCATTTTCCGTGAGTAGACTCAAAAAGTTGAGACGGCAACCTCGGCTAACTAAAAACTAAATAACATCTTGATACATTAACCTCATGAAAAAATTTATTAACTGGTTAAAGAGAATCATTTACTCTTTAAGGAAAAAAATCTTTAGTAAACTTAACCGAGCGGAAATAAACTACTGTAAACAAAACCCTGTTTACTTTATTAATCGTTATTTAAAGACTGGCTTATACCCACATCAAGAAAAAATCATTAACACGATTAATAAAGAAAACTTTGTTTTAGTAAAAGCACCAAGACACGCTGGAAAAAGTATCTGCATTGCTAAATCCATCGTTCATGAAATGGTAACGAATAAAGTAACAGTTTTATTTACAGCGTTTAACAGACAGACTATTGACTACGGTATTATTGGTATCCTTAGCGAATTAAAAACAATTCCTGAAAAATTTGGTATTGAAGTAGTTTCCTTTAATAAAAGCAAGATAGCCCTTAGCAACGGTTCCGTATTAGTGACTAACCCAAAAGCATACTCTATTGACATTGCTTATTATGATGAATTCGCTTTCTACACTCCAGAAAAACTAGAAGAAGTATTTTATGGAATTCATCCAAAAAGACAAGTAATTATGTCTACGCAAAGAAAAGGGAGTGTCTTTAATTATATTTGGAAAGAAGCTAATCATGGTTTAGGTCGCTTTGTCCCAGTAGAATTCGTATTTGAAGACATTCCCGGTTTTCAAGGTAAAAAAGAAAGCATGATTGAAGTTCTAGGCATAGAGAAATTTGAAGCTGAGTACACATAACATTATGAGTTATAAAGAGTAGTATCTACAAAAACTAAATCAATACCAAAGTATTAGTGAAGAAGACGATGCTGCGATATGCGAAATGTTGGACGTATTGGACAAATTATGGTCTCAATTAACAGATAAAGAAATTTTAGAAATTAATGAACAAAGATCAATTCCTCCACATTAAAACTATGCTTGAAATTAGCAAGTTAGAAAAAGGCTCAGAAGAACGAGAGATACAGTCAAGATATCTTTTTGAACAAATTAAAAACTTCTCAAAAGAAGAAAGAGCGGAAGTCAATGACTTTCTTTTCAACCATTACACTAATGATCATGATAACAAAGAATCAGGCACTATACCTAAGGACGATAAAGGAAATTAATGATCTTAAAAGAAGTAGTTTTCTAAATTTCATTAATAAAGCTGAACACAATCTTAACTTAATAAAGTTAGACAGCTTAGAAAAGAATAAAGAAAGATTAAGATATAGAATACCCAATAATGAACTCCGTCAAGTTGAATGTATTATTTGTCAGAATAGCTTGTGAATAAAAATCAACTCTTCTACATTAGATCATTATACGAAATGATGTATGCTGATAGGGATAAAATGGAAATTATAACGAGGAGTTTATTTGGACTTCGTAATAAAATGAGCAAAGAAGAAATAAAGGGAATTACAGAGCTTATCTGTCGCTCAAGTCTAAGTTAAAGATTTCGTAATCAAATCCTTCTTCATTGTAAATCTTCACTCGTTCAATAAAATGATTGAGTGTATAGTTACTACCAATGTCATCGGCAATATCATAGAGCACTGCCCTATCCTTACCTGAAGCTTTTCTTAAACCCCTACCAATAGTTTGTAAAACTCTAATCTTACCTTTAGAGGGAAAGCCAAAGATAATGTTATTGAGCTTCTTAATGGATACACCAGTGCTCATAGTGTTATAGCTGGCAACAATGATTGCATCATTTTCTCGCTCAACAATTTCCCTGATGGCTTCTCTATCTTTGCCCTCTACGCCCCCATGGATGAAAAAGACCTTTCTCCGGTCTCCTACCTTTTCTTTAATTAGCTCATATAGTACCTGCCCATGGGTCTCTACCCTTGAGAACATGAGCAGGGTATTCCCTTTGAGAGAAACGGATAGATTACGAATGTATTTGTTTCTTTTTTCGTTAGTAATCAGATATTGGATCTCTTCTTCATAAGTTGAAAAGATCTGCCTTTTATGCTTCAATACAAGACAATGAATATCCAGCTTTGATGCCCGACCTTTTTCAATCAGTTCTTTAGTATTGATTGTTGCATAGGCAGGACCAAACAATCCAGTAATTGTCAATTCATTTGGAGCCTTACTATCGTCATTATTAGTCAATGTTCCAGTAAAACCGAAACGGTATTTTACGTTATGACATTTTTTCATAATGTCAATCAATGACTTGGAAGCAGACTTGTGGACTTCATCAATAATGACAACATCAAACTGCTCAAAAAATGATTTTGGTTGATCGGTAAGACTTTGCCAGGTACTAAAGAAAATAGGAGCTTCTGAATTCTTATGTTGCCCAGCATAGATTAGGTGACAATACTCATTGGAAGCAAAGCCAAAATCTTCCCAATCTTTATAGGTCTGGTGGATAAGGGTGGTTGTCGGGAAGATAATCAGAATCTTTCTTTTCTTTGCTAGATGATACCTACAAACACTATAAATCTGAAAGGTCTTACCTGATGATGTAGGAGAGACAATTGTTTTTCTGTTGTAACGCAAGCATTCATATACCGCATCAATCTGGTATTCGTAGGGCTCAAACCTACCTTTAGCCAAGATCTGCATTAGACCCTTGACACCTTCTTTTGTAATAGATTCGTCGTATTCAAAAGGATCTCCATAGAACTTATTATGCTTGAATTCGTAAGTAAAGCCGTGATTTTTAATCTTAGCAATAACACGATCAAGTAGACCACAATAGATTTCACCAGTCGTTGTAGATAATAGCTGGATCTTTCCGTTCCACCCACCTCTCTTGTATGCTGATGAAAACTTAGCTCCCGGTACATCAAAAGTGAAATACTGAGCGAGTTCATAGAGCACATGAGGTTCAGCACTTAGCTTAAGGTGAACCTCATTCTTCTTTTCAATAACAACGTCTGCCATTTATTGTCCTGCGATAAACTTCATGTATTCAATAGCATTTCCAACATAGAATGACCTATTGTGAATTTGCTTTAGAATGTCCTTTAGGTAATCAAGAAGATACTCTAGATCTTCTAATTTTGATCTATGGGCAATTAGATACTTATCAGCATTAAGATAAAGTTCTACATCTCCCTTGAGAACCTTGGTTCCAAAGTTTTCCCGAGCATATTCTTCTGGGTCGGCTTTTCCTGTATAGAATAGAAATCTCTTTAATAGTAATTCGTCAAGTTCGTTCTTTACTTTCTTCTTTAGTTTGTAAATCTTAGTCTGAATCTCATAATATTTTCCGTGAAGTTGTGGAATTTTAATGGATTCGTGGTGAAGGTTATCAATATCTAATTTACTATCCTCTTTCCACATGTTTTCAATGAGCAGAAAGAGATCACTTTTATCCTTCTCTTGATGGGTCATACTTATAGAGTGGGTTTCCTTGTAGATCGGTTAATTCAAAAAATGTATACTTAAACTTTGCCTGGGCAGTCAATGGGTCACCATCTGTAACGGTGGCATCAAAAATCAATGTAGTGAGATCATAAGGAAATAGATCATAAAATTTTACCTGAACATTTGGTCTTTGATTGCTTGTGAGAATCTGTAACGTTCCATCAGAATAGATATTCATCTGAGAATTTAATCTAGAATACCTATTCTTATTTTCCCTTTGTAGATCATAAATTTGCTCTAGATCCTCTGGATATCCTAGACCTTTGATCCAATTGTAGATTTCAGTGTAATTAACTAGGTCTTCATCAACAATGAATTTCAGGGTTAGGTCTTCAAAGTTAATCTTATCGCCAGGTACAGGGATATCCTTTAAGTATGTAGCCTGATTTGCGATCCCTAGACTCATGCTAGGAAGATTAGCTTGATTTGAGAAAAAAGTTACCTTCGGAGCCCTTGCCAAGGTAAACCTAAACTGCGAAGGTCTTAAAGGATTCCTATTCTCAATTTGAGTTTTTGGATCAATGTATGGAAATTCAGGCACTTGCTTGATTTAGGTGTTGTGGTTATTTATTGACTTTATTGGGTGGTTGTGGTATGATGGGTGGAGCTTTATGGAGATTATGACTGAAGGAAGGTTTTATGTTTATTATCTTGTAGATCCTAGAACTGATGTGCCTTTTTATGTTGGCAAAGGTACTGGGTTTAGGTGTTATGCTCATTTAAGAGAAGGCACCCACACAGATCGCAATAAAAGATTGTATGGTCATATTAGAAAAATGAGAAAGCAAGGTGTTGAGCCGAAAGTCGTTAAAATCAAAGAAGGTTTACAAGAGGATATTGCTTATGCTTTGGAAACAGAAGAAATCAAAAAATATGGAAGAATAACTTTTGATGAAGGTGGAATACTTTTTAACATTATGGAAGGTGGGACAGGTGGGCCTGTTTTATTTGGTGAAGATAATGGTTTTTATGGTAAGACCCACAGTGAAGAAACTAGACAGATTATTAGTAAAAAAAGAAAAGGAACTAAGTTATCTGCCGAACATCGCATGTCTATAAGCAATGCTCAGAAAGGAATTCCTAAGAGTGAGGAACAAAAAAGAAAAATGAGCGAGAAAGCGAAAGGAAGAACTGTACCCGTTGAAACAAGGGATAAGATAGCTAGTAGTTTTGCTAAACTATGGGTTGTCACACTTCCTTGCGGGAAAGAAATTTTAGTTAAGAATCTTAATAAGTTTTGTAAAGTAAATAATCTTTCGCAAGGGAATATGTCAATGATTATTACCGGAAAGAAAAAGACACACAAAGGTTATAAAGTACGTAGGTACGTTCTAGAATCGGATAAAGAAAAATTTCCTACTATTGATTTTCAATAGATAATAAAAAAGGGCCGGAAGGCCCTTTTGAGTAAGTTTGTATAATAAACTCACATGAGATTTTTTACTTGAACTCTACGATAATATCTGTTGGCGTTAACCTGCAGACGACCTAGACCCTGAGTATCACCTTCAGCGAAGGGGTTAGCTACAACGGCGTAACGAG